GAACGCCATCACCGGAGCCCGACTGTTCACGTTGCTGAGCAGGTGCGCGATCTCGTCGCCCTTACCGTGTGTCTTCGTCAGCACGTCGCGGATGATGTCGATCGGGTCGCGCTCCTTCGTGTGGCCATTGTCCGAATAGATGTCGATCCCTGCAGCCTTGAACCGCTTTTGCGCGGTCTGTCCCATGAGGTCACGGACGAACGCCTGCGCGCTGTTCGTCGCGGTCGTTGCCGTGCCTCGCCCCCCGGTCTGCATGCTCGCTTGGGACAGCGCGCCAAGCACCGCGATGCTCTGTCCGATGTCCGTTCCGACACCAAGCTTGCCGAGAAGTGCCGCCGTCTCCTCGTTCACCTTGAAGTTGCGCGCCTGCGCGGCGAGCTTGGTCATTTGCGTGGCCATATTTCGGATCTCGATCGCGCCGACCTGGCCTTGCCCCGCGAAGACGCGCATGACCTCGGTGGCCGCCTCTCCCTTATTCGGGATGTCGCCGAGCTGGTTTGAAATGGCGGCGGCGGCAAGCACCGTGTCGCTCATGTTCGAGCCCGTCGCCTTCGACAGGACGGCCATGTCCTTGAGGATCTTCCGTCCCGTGTCGAGGTCGCCCGTCTTCTCCGTGAACGCGATCAACCCGTCGAGCGCGTCCGTCGCACTCTGCGCGGTTTCGTTGGCGACCTGCCGCGCTTCCTTCTCGAGCTGCTTGGGGTCCACCCGCTGTCCGGCCGCGCCGTGCTCGCTCGGAATGTACGCCGAGTTCGATAGCTGTACGGCCTTGCTCTCGATCCCCATGTTCGTCCCGATGTACGAGCTGAGGTCGGTATTGATTCCTGCGCCGTGCATTATGTCGCCAAGCACGCGCCCGCCAAAACTCATCGAGCTGCCGATGCCTCCAGCGATGGCGGAAGCGTGCCCGCCTAGCCGCCCGAAGGTGGATCCGGTCGAGTACTTCCCCACGCCGAGCGAGCGCTGTGCCTGATCGCGCTGCGACTTGCGCAGGATGCTGTCGATCTCTCGCTGCATCGCCTTGAAGTCGGACGCAACCGCGGAGAACCGGCGCGACGCCTCCTGGCCGAACTGAATCGTCGACCGCGTAGCTGGGGTCAGGAGGTCGCGCCCCTTGCCAGATATCTCGCGCTCGAGATTGGCGAACGCCTTGTCGGCCGCGCTGAGTCCCTTCTTGATGCCAGCGCCGCCCGCCTTGCCGCCCGCCGTCAACTCCTCGCTGACGACGACTCGTGCACGCTTGGCCTGGCTGGTGATCGAACGAAAAACGGTGTCCCAGCTCGCGTCCTTCGCGGCCCCGACCTTCACCATCACGGTGCGAGTGGTCACGCTCGCCTTACCTGGGCTACAACCCGCACATGATGCACGTGCTTACCTGCCTGCTCCTCTGGCTCAACCCAAACCCCCGAGACGTCTACCGACTCGTTGAGCTGGTCGACATTGCCCAACAGATCGTGTCGACAGATGCCGACGAAGCCGAAGGCGAAACATTGGCTGCTGTTGCAATCCACGAGACCGGCGCCCGCATCTTTCGACATGGCACGCACAGCCTCGTCACCGATGGGCGCGGCGCGTTCGGCCCATGGCAGGTTGTGGGAGGCCCACCAACGGCTGCCGAGGCTCTCCGGCGCGTCCGCTGGAGCGTCGGACTTTGCGGAGACTTGAGCCTCTACGCTGGTTGCGGTCGTTGCGGCGCCTGCCCCGACATCGCCAGCTCGCTTTGGGACCCGACACTCCCTCGCCGCTGACAACGCAAAGCTGAGCAGCACGATGGCGACGAGAAGGCGCACTCGCGGGAGTCTACTCTACCAAGCGTAGGTCCGTAAGCACCGAGCGCAGGAGCCGACGCACGCGCCTCGCGTAGCTCGTCGTGAGCCCGTTCAGCCTGTCCGCTTCGAGGAGCGCGATCAGCTCCCCAACCTCTTCGTCCTCGAGCGCAGCGTCGAGCGGCGAGGTCTCGAGGAGCATCGTCTCGTACCGCTCCCAGATGAGCTGCACGCCTTGCGACGTGAGCGCATCACGCACCGTGTCCTGGGCGAACGCGAAGAAGTCGCGCGACAGGTCGGACGGGTGGCACGCAGCGCACGAGATGATCCAGCGCATCAAAAAGTCGTTGTACGATTCGATCTGCAGCTCCCCCGGCGTCGGGTGCATCTCCACGGCCCACTTCGCCGCTTCCGCGCGTGCGGTTTCCTCAACGCCCATGGCGACGTGGCGCAGCCCCATGAGGACTGGCGCATTCGGGCGGCCCTTCCACGTCTCCGCAAACGCCTCAAGCGGCAGGAGCACCTGCGCGGGTGGAGGGAGCGGCTCCTCGATCGGGGTGAAGGCGCCCACGCTACGACTCACCTGAGCCTGGCGATGGCGTCTCGTCCGGCCTGATCGAGGGCTGCGTCGTCGAGGGTGCGGGGCGCGGCGGTGGCTGCGGCAGGCTTGGAGGGCTTGGAGTGCTCAGAGAGGTGCCACCAGAGCCAGAACTGAGCCTCAGAAAGTCGACAAGCAGGCGTGCCGTAGTACGCACAAAGATCCACCGCAAACCTGGCCGCATATCGACGAAAGGGTCCGGTGAATCGGCACCTGCAATCGCTCGTAGCTGCGTGTGGAACTCGCCGTCACTGAGGCGCAGCCGGGACGGAACGCACTGATCCTCGTAGTGCTCTTGCAGCTCGTTCAGGTAGACGATGCGCTCCGCGCCGATCCGACGATCCTTGAGGATCGCCTCCGCCCCCATCGGGAAGAACGGCGCGCTCGTGTTGTCCGGGTCGACGAAGGACAGCACAACACGCTTGGCAAGCCGCCCGCGCTCTTCGAGGTCTGCGTCGCCTGGGTACCCCAGCCCCTTCGCGTACGACTTGCCGAACGTCTCCGCCTCCGCGTCCTCGGCGGACGAGAGCGGACGGTACGCGACGCGCACGCGGATCTCGTTGCGCAGCTCGACCTCCCGAGGCGCAGAGTATTGCTCGGTGCCAGCTACGACAGAATCGAACGTGGGCATGTCTCGCGGAGACTATACCGAAGAGCGAAGTCAGACAGTAGGATTCGGACTCGGACTCGCGCCGATGAACTTCCAGTTGCCATCGCACGACCCTTTGGCCACGTCCCACTTGACGTTGGCGCCCGAGATGATGCCCTCGAACGTGACGAAGCCGGCGTCCACGTAGAGCTGGACGGAGACCTGCGTCTGGTTGATCGCCATGGCGAGTAGGGACGTCTTCATCCCGGCCACCGGCATGATGGTGTCCAGGTCGACTTCGCATGTGACCACGCCGCACGAGATGCCCGTCTCGTCCTGTGCTGGCTCTAGCGCGACGTTGGGATTGATCTGGAAGCTGCCGCTCTTGCCCTCGCCAATCTTGGCGGAGCCGACGTAGACCGGGACCGGCCGAAGGATGGGGTTTGCTGCCATGGTCTACCTCAGAGGGTTTGCGCGGTGGGGGCGGGGTACGGCGAGCCGAGCTGTCGAACGCTGTTGCCGTACTGGTGGTTCCCGGGCGACACGGGGCACGGGAAGACCGACTCCATGCGCCGGGCCGTGGCGTTGAAGCCCGCGACCGGAAGGTTCTGCGCGACGTTCACGAACCAGCCCTTGAGCTGATACTCGACGGCAATGCCGACGAGCCACGCCGTCGCCTGCTTGGGCACCCACACGCCGGCCGGGGGCTGCGGCTGACCGACCGCGACATCGTCCGCCACGCGCGGATTGTTGGGCTTGATCGAGCTGATCCAGCGGAGCCCGATGTCACCACGCGCGTAGTCCGGCATGGTGACGTAGTACGTCTGCAGGCATCGGTAGTCTGCCCCGGCCCCGAAGAGCGAGTACGTGGTGATCAGCATGCCGATCGTGGCCTGCCCGTTCACCGTGACCAATGGGGTGACGCTGTTTTGCAGCGCAGAGACCTGCTGCGCGTGCGTCGGCACGTCCGCGATGAAGCGATTGGGCACGACCCACGGCATCGCCACGCCGTCGTAGTACGCGACAGGGTTCGCCCCCTCGGTGACCGATCGGAGCGCCGCCATGCCGGCCACGACGGTCGCGTTGTGCGATTCGCCGTCGTTCATCCAGAGGCAGCTTGCGCGGTACTCGTTGAGTGTGGTCTGGGCGAGGGAGGTCGCGGCGGCGAGCGTGCCATTCTGCGCGAACATGAACTGCTCGAGCCGGCCCTCCGTGATCGCGGCCTTGCCCTCGACCTGCGTCTTCATCGCGGTGAGGCTGACCGTGTCCACCGCCGCGATGGCGATGTAGTCCCACGTGCCTGGCCAGAGCGCCGTCAATAGCGTAGTCATCAGCTCGGCCGTGCCAGTGCCCGCCGTGGGGCGAACGCCGGTCAGGCCATTGGTGCTTGTGAGCGAGGAGGACGAGCCGGTGAACGTGCCAGTGAGCCACGCGGGCGCCTGGGTCATGTCGAGATAGATCGAGTGGTCAGCCGTACGAGATCCGAGGTCGACGGTAGACAGCACGACGACACCAGCGGTCGGTGCGGCCGTCATCGGGCATCGCGGATTGCCAGCCATCGCGGCCTGCATCGCCACACCGATCTGCGTCAGCGTCATCGACGGCGTAACGCCGAAGGAGTATCGGGTCCCGTCGATGTAGAAGACGACGTTTCCGGTCACGGCAGATGTAGTGCCAGTCCACGTCAGCGTGACCGTTCCTGCAGTCGGCGACCCCGTCGCCTTGAGGATGGGCGCGGCGTAGACGTTTGCGCCTGGCACGCTGAGCGCGGCCACGCACATGACGTTCAGCTCGGAGCCGGGACCATGGAACCCGTCCGTGTCCGCGGGCGAGTAGATCCGGTTGATGTCCTGGTTCGGCGTTGCCGTCCCGGCAGTGCCCTGCAGGCCGATCATGAGCGCCTTCTTCGTCAGGCTGCCCGCAGAGATTGTACCCTGCGCGAAAAGCGACTCTGCGTACGCGCCCGGGACGAAGTCAGTGTTGCCCCAGCCGACGAACTGATTGACAGGAGATGTCACGAAGTCACCGCCTTAGCGGGTGGGATGGGTGCGGGCGGGGGGAGAGTCGGCGTGGCCGATGGTAGCGGCGCGGGCGGCGCAGGCGGCGCGATGGGCGCAGGCGGCGCGATGGGCGCAGGCGGCGCGATGGGCGCAGGCGGCGCGATGGGCGCAGGCGGCGCGATGGGCGTGGGGAAGATGGGGCACGGGTCGGAGGCCCAAGCGGGCTCCTTGCCGTGGGTGGCGATGTGCTTGGCGAGCGCCTTGGCGCGGTGCGCGGCCATCAGCTCCTTGGGGTCCGTAAACGGAAGGGACAGCTCGTCAGCAGTCTCCTGGTCGGCCGCGATGAGGTCACCACAGCGGACAGCGCGAAGGTAGTATCCGTCCGGTGTCGCCGCGACCTCTTCAGGCTCCTGCGAGAACGTCCACACTGTGTCCTGGATCGTCGGGGTGTTCGCGACGTTGACCGCGATACCCTTCTTGATCTGCGGCGTGGCGAGAGGGTTCTCCTTCACCGTCGTGGCTGCCCCCACGCTCGCGCCAACCTTGCGCGTGCCGGTCAGAATGCCAGGCGACGGGTAGATCGGGCAAGTGCCAGCGAGGCGGCCCTTGTGGTCGGTGTGCACGTACGGATTGGCGTAGAGCTTCATGTGTTCAGGGCGCGTCCGAGAAACAGGGGGGTTGCGTCTGCAGACTGCAGCGTCGTCACCAGTCCACCCGAGAGTAGGTCGAAGGTTCCCAGGTCCCTATCCCATGTCTCGAGCATCTTGATCGTCCCCTCGAACCCCCGGAACGGAAGCGGCGAGCCGTCTGCCATCTTGTTGAGGTACGTGGTCGGCTTCCACCCCGTGAAGTGCAGCCGGAAGAAGTGCACGAAGTTGCCGATCATGCTGCCGTACTCCGCAGCCGTCGCGTCGGGATCCCCCTGCACGACCCACGCTGGCTGTCGCTCCTGGTCGAACGCGATCGCTAGGATGCCGTGCAGGCCCGTGCCGAAGGGTCCGCGGCTGCGCTGCTTGTCCTGCCCCGGCGGCGACTTGGGCAGCCAAAGGAGCTTGAGCGTGACCTCTCGTACGAGGTAGTCCTCTGCGATGCGGTAGCTCTCGCCGATGCTGTCCGCCCAAAGGAACATCGCCGGCAGCCACGCTTGCGAGAAGCCGGCGTCGTCCGGGTCGAACCCGTAGACGTTCTCCACGACTGGACCCCCCGCAGGCCACGCAGCGCACGCGTATGCGTTCGCGCATGTCTGCATGTACGAGAGCAGGTACATGAGCGTCGTGTTGCCGGGCTGACCCTGAAAGGTGCCCCCGCCCACCACCGAGAACGCGACCGGCGCGACCAGCGGTGTCGGGGTGCCAGAAAAGTCATTGCTCATGGGAAAGCCTTGTCGATGGCAGTCGCGATACACGCGTCCAGTACGATCTCGGCCTTAGCCAGCGCGTTGTCCATGAACGGGTCGGGACGCGTACCTGGGTGGTCGACGCCGTGGCTCGAGACCCACCGCCCACCAACCTGAAACCGCAACACGGCCGCCTTGCGTGGCTCGATTCGGTGCGGCTTGGACCCGTCCGCCAGAACCGCAGCGTACGGCACCGAGCACTCGATCAGTCCCTCAGCGCCGTTGCTCGTGACGCGCTGGAGGAACGGCTCGATGCTGGACTCGGCATCGCCGGTCCGGTTGACGAAGCGATGTGTCGAGCGAGCCTCGCGGGCGCCTTCCGCGATGGCTTCTTCGACAGCTCCCACCAGCTCCGCACCAAGCTTGCCGACGGCCTCGTTCCAGTCCGCCTCGAAGTCGTCGGCCATGCCATGCTCGGCTCAGCGGTACTTGCAGGCGAGGATGAACTCGGGGGCGAGACTCGCCGACGAGTTCGGCATCCAGATGTGCCCGGCGAGGCAGAAGCCGGGAGGAACCGCGACAACAGGGTCGCAGCTCGTACGCGAGCCAGGCTGGCCGGCGCCTTCGGCCGCGGTCGGGGAGAAGGAGGACCCGGCGTCGTACTGGCCGAAGTTGATCCGCATCTCATCACCCACGATGTTGAGCCCGCCGAGCGTCCCCCGGGCGACGGTCTGAGCCTGACCGGACGCTGCGGCAAGAACGCTCGCCGTGGCCGAGTCCTGGAATCCGATCAGCATGTTCGGCGGCGAAGAAACGCCGTTCGGGATCTGCACGGAGAGAGGCTTGACGGCCGACTGCGAGGGGGGCGCGCCGCTGGTAGCGTACCAGTCCATGTACTGCGCCGACGTCATCGCGCGGGGCAGGTAGTCGCGCACGAAGAGGTACTGGATCGCCGTGCAGCCCGTGGCCGCCGCAGTCGAGACGAGCTTGAGGAACCGAAGGTAGATCGTCTTTCCTCCGACCGGCTCGTTGTTCTGCAGGTAGAAGACCGGCGTGGTCAGCGACAGTGCCGTCTGCGCGGCGACCATCAACTGCCCTGTGCCCGGCGTCGGGCTCGAGACGGTGAAGTAGCCGCCCTCGTCCGCATCGCCGACGTCACTCGGAGACGCGGAAGAGACCTTGATTCCGCCGTACCGATCGAGCGACAGCGGCGCGTCTACGTCCGTGCTGTCCGGCTTGGGGACCGGGAGGTAGCGCTGGATGAGGCCGGACAGAAGGGTTGCGGGTGATCGCATCGAGGTGAGTCTCCGTTACGGCACGAAGCCGGGGGCGAGCTGGGCGAGGTACTGGTTGGTGCGTCGAACTTCGGCGGTAAGGTCGAGAAGGGCCTGGTAGATCCGGTCGCCGCTGACGTCGGCCATCTTGCCGTCCGTGTCGCTCACTCGGACAACCGGCATTGCGACCTGCGCGTTGGCAGCAGGGCTCTCTTGGATCGTCTCGGTCTGAACGCGCTCAGGTACCGGAGCGCCGCCCCCATTGGGGACGAGTACGATGCTCTCGGTGGGCATGCGACAACCCTACTTCACGAACGGCGTAGAGCAGACCCCATGTCAGAAGTCTCCCGTGCCGTCGAGCGTCATGCGTGGCCCGCAGTTCGCCAACGTGCCACCGTCGTTGGGCGGAGACTGTTGCGGGGCATCATCGGGCAGCTCAAGCTGAGCGCTCTTGATGTCGTTGCACAACTCTCGCGCACGCTTGTAGTGCGACGCGATGGCGAGCGTAGCGTCGCCAAATTGGCGCGCGTACTCGGGCCGGCGCTCGAACATGAACGCTGTACAGAACTCGAGGCAGACCTCCAGGCAAAGCCGGTCTGCGGGCACCTTCAGGGGAAGCAGGTCCTCCGTCTGGAGCATCGCGTCTAGCATGCCCTCCGACCTCGTGATGAGCGAGGCGACGATGGCCTGCACGCCAGCCGAAGACCCGTCCCCCGGGTCCTTGCCGGCGTCGTCGCAGCACTGCACGACCATCTGCACGCTCTGCGCGCTGCAGAGGTCGGACTGCTGGATGTACTTGCCCACCGGCTACTTCACGGACTTGCCGCTCTTGACCATGTCGGCGACGGACTGGATCGATGCTGGCGGCGCGTCGGGCACAGCGGCCGGGGTCGGAGGGGCGGAGGGCGCAAGCTCGCTACCCAGCGGCGCGGCGGGCGGCTGCGCAAGCTTGGTCTCCTGCGCTTTGCGCACGAACTTCAAGTAGTCGTCGTAGTCTTCGGCACGAAGACCGCCGCGGACGAACTCCTCGAGCGACAGCGGCTTGATGGGGAGCTGCTGAGCCTGACCCTTGGCCTCGGCCTTGAGCTTCGCGATGTACCCGTCGAAGTGGTCCGGGTCGAACCCGCCCGCGATGTACTCCTCGAGCGTCGGCAGCTTGCGCCCCGCCACGTCGACCGTCGAGTCCTTGGTGTAGTCGACGAGCTTGTCGATATTGGGCTCGTAGCGCTTCAGCGTCTTCTGCCGGACCAGCTCCTTCGCCTCAAGATAGGAGAGAACGATCAGCTCTCCCGGCTTCTTGATTCCGGAGTTGTGCACGTGGTTCCCGTGCAGCACGAAGAACGTCAGGAACCCAGGGGGGGCCGGGTCGACGAACTTGGACTTGAGGATCGAGTCCTGCGCGGCGAGCTTCGCCTGGAGGTCGGCGATAATCGCGTTCTGCTCTTCGATGGTCGGCATGCGGTACCTGCGGCTGATGGGTGGAGGCAAGGGGCGCCAAGCGCCCCGCCCGAGCTTACTGGATCGGGTTGACGATCACGCCGCCGACGAGCGACGAGGTGAACACCTCGGCGTCCGCGTGGCAAACGACGACCATCTGACCACCGAGCGAGCCTCGCGACTCCTCGAAGAACCGGCGAATCATGAACCCGCCAGCGACCGCCGACACGCGCGGCCCGCCGCCTTCGCCACCGTTGCCCGTGCCTCCGGCCCAGCGGGCCGTGAACATCGTGGCAATGTCGCGCTGGTCGGACGGCGGCATCTTGGGGGGCGTGCGGACGCCGACGACATAGCTCGCGCTCGCGACGTCCGGCCACACGTAGATCAGGGTGCCCGTCGCGCCGTAGTACTTCATGCGGGCGATCGTGATCGGCGCGACGCGAAGAAGCGCCGCGACGGACGCCTCCGGGACAGCCTGCACGCCCTGCTTGTAGGCGACGAACTTCTGCACAGCCGCGTTGGTCGCGAAGGTGTCGTACGTCGACAACGGCATGATCCATCGCGAGATGTCCATCGCGCTGGTGTGCTCGAGCGTCTGCAGATCCGTGACCGGCTGCGAGCTTGCCCCGCCGTTCCACTGGTACCCGGAGCTGAGCGTGCGCACCTGCTGCGACGTGAAGTTGGCGGTCGTGGTCGCCTGCGTCATCACGCGGATCTCGCGCTCGAGCTTGAGGGCCTCGAGGATGCGCTGCGTAACCTTCTGGTTGACGTCGATCGGAGCGTCCTGGTTGGCCGTCACCTCGGTGGGGACGAACGCGCCGAGCGCGTACCGGATGCAGTTGTAGCTCGCCGTGCCGCCCGCGGGCTGCACTTCGTTCACTCGACCGCCTGCCGCTCCCATGGTCGGGATGGCGCGCTGGAAGGAGCTGGTCGCGTTCCAGGTCCAGAGCTTGTCCTCTTCCTTGGCCGACATAACCACCGGGGACACGACGTCCGCCACACCTTCGGCGAGCTGGTAGCCGGCCGAGTAGCCCGGCATGAGCCCCGGCACGTGGACATCGGTCGGCGCGAGGTCGAGCTTGACGATGCGCTCCTGCCCTCGCGAGTCGCGGAAGGGAACATCAGCGCGGCAGGTGCGCGACACGCCCTCGTTCCACTTCGTGGCGAAATAGTCCGCAAGCATGCGGTCCGTCTGCTTCGTCTTCTTGCGGTCGTCGAGGCGCCACGTGATCCGGCCCGAGTCGTCGCGGACCGTGCCCTCGTCCTCGTCCATCTGGCCGAGGTACTTGCGGTCGTTGTCGTACAGCGCGGTGGTATGGGACATGAGAGTGTGGCTCCGGAGCGTGTGAGCGTATGAGGGGAATGGTGCCGCTTACGCGTTGTTCGCGTCGCTGAGCTGGACGAGCATCGTGTCGCCGGACACGCCCGTGTTGACGCAGCGGCCGACCTGCGCCTGTCCCGCCGTGCATGCGACACCCTGGCCGTAGTGCGCCGCGGTCGCCGAGCCGGTCACCGGGCTGCCCGCGGTAAACGTGCCGTTCGCGAGCACCGGAGCGCGCCCGGCCTTGCGGACGACACCCGTCGCTCCGGCAGGGATGTCGTACATCGTGATCCCGTAGCCTCCGGGGCCAGCGATCATCGTGACGCCAACCGCCGACTGGAGCCCGCCGTTGAAAGCGGTGGACCCAAGACAGTTGGTCACATCGAGCTGGACGATGCGTGCGGCCGGAATGTCGGCACCGGAAGTGTTGAGCACGACCTCGTCGTCGCCGCCGTAGGTCCCGCCCCACTGCACATTCTGGTTCTGATCGGACATGGTCTTTTCTCGGTGACGTGGCTGGGAGGAGGTGCTGGTCTACTGCTGGCGTGCGTCGTGGGCGCGCTCGGCCGCGGTCAGGAGGCGTTGAGCCTCGATCTGCGCGTTGCCGAACGACAGGTGCGGGTGCGCCTTCAGCACCTTGTCGGTCACCGACAGTGGGTCTTCGTCCCACCTGATCGTGACGCCCGAGGCCGAGTCGGCGTGACCGCCGCCGTCTTCGTTGGTGAGGCGGAAGGTATCGCCCGCGGTGCGCTCACCCGACTTCGTGATGTTGCTCGACATGACGCGCTCGCGGGGGGTCTTCGCCGGGTACATGCTGGCGAACGCCTCCGGGTGGCCCTCACGGAAGGTCAGCATGTGCGCCCTCTTCTCGGGGGCGATGTTGTGCGAGACGATGGCTTCGTCCACGTCCTTGATGACGGCCGCCTTCTCGAGCGTCAGTAGGCGCTCGAGAGCGGCATCGCCCTTTGCAACCTTCTCGGTCAACGTGACGACCTCGGCGCGAGCGCCCGCGAGGGCTCCCTCCGCGTTCGACAGCTTGAGGGTCAGAGTGTCGACCTCGACAGTCAGCTCG